CTGATGCCCGTATGGTGTTCTTTCCAGGGGTAATTTACCCTTAGAATGTTAGCCGGGTTGACATAACTCACTGTATCGTTGTGAGTGTAACCAGCTACGCTGCTGCTGTATGCGCCTTTGACTGCCAAAGACACGTTCTCTTTGCCGCCAGGGAATGTGGCAGCTCCTGCTTCCATCTTTTGAAGCAGTGGTTTGTCAGCAAGGGTCTGTGCGTGAACAGTTCCCTTGTCGATATAATAGTCAAGTGCTGCGTTTGCTATATTCGTCAGCTCATCGCTAGAAAAAGCCATGTTACGTCCTTAAAAAAGGAGCGCATCACCCGTTGCTTATTGCCAGCTCAATTGCTTCTCGCAAAGACTGCGGCTTCGCCTCCGGGGATCCACTCAGTTTCCCAGATTTGGCCGCTTTCATCGCTTTAGGTTGTGGAGTACGGCGCCTGTGCCGATCCGATACTGTGTTATATGCCTCTTGAGCGTACTGTATCGCTTCTTCTGAATTAGAAGGGCGCCCTCGCTCTGCAACCATTGCCCGAACGCGGTCATCGATTTCATCAGAAATGATGTCGTAGTCCGGATCCTTCTCCCTGACCTCTGCTTCCCAATCAGTAACATCCTCAGTAATGCGTTCCACCAACTGATTTTGCGTCATTTCCTGACGCTGTTGGGTTTCACGCTCTACCAGCTGTTTCTGACGGGCCAGCTCGGCCCTGGTTTGACTCAGCTCCCTTGCGGAGGCCTCGTCAATATAGCCATCATCCACCTTTTGCTTCAGATCTTTACTCAGCGCGATCCCAGATGCGCTGGCTAACGAAGAGAGCTTCCCGCGTAGCTCCTTAAAAGCTTCAGTCGGGTTGTTCTTCATCAAAGCCATGATCCGGAAACCCTCAGTCGCGTCCTCTGCGCTGATGGAATTCAACTGCATAAAATCTTTGATGCGGTCGTATTCCTGCGCTGTTTGGCGATACTGATTCCGCTGATCGATCAGCTGCTTAAAACGTGGATGTTTGTTTAATGGCGGGAAGTTCTTAAAGTCTTTCAGGGCTTCTTCATCTTCCTCTGAAAGTTCGCCAAGCTCTTCCGTGTCCGTTTCTACAACATCCTCGGTTGACGAATCCGCTTCCTGAACCGGCTCTTCCTGCTCCTCTTCTTCCTGTGGGTCCAGAGCGTTCTGGACTACATTCAGAAGAGATTCTTCCGTTTCAGGCTGTTTATCGTCTTCTGCGCTTGACGAAAGCGCGGCCTCCTGGGAGACATCGTCCTGTGGTGTAACTTCAGAATCAGCGGACGAATCTGATTCTATGACTTCTTCTGGAGCCATTTCGCGTCCTTAGTTTGAATTGTATATTTGCTGATCTTTAAAATCAACACACTAAATAAAAAAATTTAACCGGCTTCTGCTCCCATCGGAGCTTGACCGGCTCCCGGTACTTGCCTGGGGCGAGGTGCATTGTTCTGCCCCTGTCCACCCTGCAACTGCGGTGCGTCTGCATTACCAGCGCCCATTAAGTTCTGAGCCTGGTTCATTGCAACAATCGAAGGTATCTGTTCAACAATCGCCTGGTTGAAATCAAGCTTGTCATCCAATCGCTTCAGCAGCTCCTTCGCCAGAAACCCTGGATCGATGCCAGGAATCTGAATCAAGAATGGAATGATACGCTCAATGTTTCGCAGCTCCGCCGCCCTATTCGGTTTGCCGGTGCTGCCTGCTTCAATCTCCAGGTAAATCTCTTCCATAATCTCATCGCGGGACATATTAGGCCAGGCTGCACCAGGGCCAACGACCCTCTTCACCTCGTCAACTGACAACTCTGCCAGCATCACCTGACCCGCTGCCCTCGCAATTTCTGACATAAATGAGTCCAGCTCATCGACTTGAGCGCCAAGACTAGACATCCTGCTCTGCTCCGCGATGCTTGTTTCGGTCGCGGTTGCCTTGGAAACCCCTCCGTAGGTTGCTTCCTGGCTGCCCACAACCAGCTGGACATCGTCAAATATCGTTTTGACCTCATACAGATTCGGATCGATCCCAATCTGCGCCACCGGCTGAATGACATCATTGACCTTCTGCCCGCTGGCTAATGCCTGCAACTCGATCAAGGCATTTGCAGGATGCGTCTGAAGCTTCATCTTGTCTTCATCTTCCAGCATCCCGCTTGGTGCTGCATACTTTGGGCGGTTCGCCCTTCGATGTTCACGCAACCCCTGCCTGGCCCTGTTATATTCTTGCTGCATCGGCATCAAAAGCCTGACATCACTCGGCGGATAAAGTTTGTCGCTATGCTCCAACTCGTTAAACACCAAAGCATATATAGGCCAAAACGACTCAACTGAAACTTGGGGAGCTTGTGGCTCCATCAGAAAATCCGGATAACCATCAGCAATGCAATACTGCAGTCCTGCAGCCTTATCATAATATTCCCAAACCAGGACCAACCCATCCTTGATCTCCTGAGTGCTTCCAGACTGATAACCAAAATTAGGATAACCGCGCTTGAAGGGATCGCTGAGATCCGTTCTCATTCCCTTCATGTCATAGCTGGTAAAATTGTTCTCCAAGTCCACATTGTAAATTTCATAGACCTCGTCTTTCGACATATACATCTGATGAGCAATCCAACGCGCACCCACAAATCCCCGAAGTTGCTGACAAAACGGATCCACAATGATGCTGTCAGGCTCCGGAAAATCGAAAACCAACCCCTCCCTTATGGTGACCATTGGTTCCTGTTCCAAGCTTCGCAAAGACAACATCAGCTCTTCAACTTCAGGATCATCCTCCTTGATCTTTCCCTTTGACGCCTCGGTTGCAATCCGCCGCATATGGTCCAGCTGCGCCTGAACGTCTGCAATGCGGGCTGCAACCTCTGGCTGTCGATCTACATCACGCTGGAATGTAACCTTCACAAAACCCACGCCGGTCGTGATGACACGCCGCACCAGGGCTTTCATCTGTGCCTTGAACGAAGGCTGCTGCTCGTTCATGTAGTAATCGAATAGACGCTCCAACGTCTTGGCAATGTTATCCAGCTCCCGCCTACGCGCCTGAACCGACTCGTAATCATTGACGATCCGTTGCATCCGCTCTGCTGCCGGGACGCCGGTCTTCTGCTCCATCTGCAATGCAGCATATGCCATCTTCAGCATATTCGGATCCTCGTTCCAGCTCGTATACTCCATTCGATCGCGCCGGGTAGGAACCGCCTTGGGATTCTTCGCATACAGTGCAGCTGTCCGTTGCTGGACATGACGCTGCAGAATGTTTGCTACATAAAACTCATTCGAGTAATCCTTCGACACAAAGCCGTTGTAAACCGCCTCCATGTCCTCTTTCATGCACTGAAACGCCTTCTCATGAAAACCCTTGGCGTTCTGGACGCGGCTCTGTAAATCGCTGACCAGGTTCTTTCTGCGCTGGGTTGGCTCCGGTTTTTCTTCCTCTGTGGTTGCAACCACCATCATCATTTCTTCTTCTGCCATTAGAATCCGCCAGTTTGGTTATACATCATTTGTTTTTCCTGCTGTTTGGATGCCCATTTGATCCATCCAAACGTCCCTTCTTTTGGTATGTTCTCTGGCGGCTTGTATCCTCCCGGCCTGGTCAATCGGCCCAGACCCATGCCAATCCACGCCAGGGCGTCTACAAAATCGTCATGCCGGGCATTTGGAAACTTCAACAACTCATCGGTGGCCTTCATGGTCCAATGCGATACCTTCGGGAAAATCACCTTTTTCATCGCCATGCGACCAATGATTGACTGCGCCCGCTGCACCTTGTTATGGACCGGTGTCACTTCCTCGATTAAGCAATGAACCTTTTGCTCATGCATCCTTTTGCGTAAAAACGGGCCGATCGCTTTGGATATATGCCCCTTTTCGGCCCACCAAATCACCGGTTTCCATTTCTGCATCAAATTCATCATGGCCCGCACCACCTTATCTGCAGGCTGCTTCTCCCACCAAACATCCAATAAGTAAATGTCCTCCTGGGAATCAACACCCACAATGATGCAGCACGTTGCGTCATGCCTGGTCTTATCGGTTCCAACCGCGTGATCGGATGCGGCATAAATCCGCATATCGCTTGGGAGATCCCTCTTGTCGTAATAACAAAGGTTATCACGGCGAAAAAGATCTCCGTCCTCCGGACTCGGATGCTGCTGGTACAATGCAGAAAAGCCACGCGGATCCAGACGCTGCTGCGCGTCCATGAACTCTTGGTCAAACCTTTCAGGCCACAACAGCTCACCAACTTTTCGGCCCAAAGGATCCTCCTCTTCAGCAATGGCTGGAAGATTGATCACCTTCCACTTCGATGCCTCTTCTTCACTAAAATGCGGATTCAAAGGATCCGTCAAACGCCCAATCAGATCATCTTCATTCCACCTGGTCTGCACGATCACAATGGATGCCTGGCTTGTCATCAAGCGCGTCATCAACACCTGGGTGAACCATTGCCAGAGCTGCTCCCTCAAGGTTGGTGACTGCGCTTCAA